GCGAAGATGGCGGTACCGATCTTAGAATTGAAAGTTCAGCCGATAATGGCGATTACTTCCAGATTCAAACTACTACCCATGGCGCAACCACAATCACAACAAGTGATGATAACGCCGCGGCAGCTCATCTTACATTTAATGTTGATGGCGATATTACTTTTGACCCCGTGGGGGATATTGTTAGCATCGATGGTATTTTGGGAGTTGGCACCGGATCCCCGGCGGCTGTTTTACATGTTACTGGGTCTGGAATAGGAGCAGGAACTCAAGAAGAATTATTGCGCGTCGACGGCGATGCTGGAACTGGTCATTTATTTGTATCAGGTTCAGGTCACGTAGGAATCGGCACACTGGAACCCAACGCGTCGCTGACGGTATCAGGCACTTCTCCCAATCTTCGCGTTCAAGATAGTGATACCAACTATGCTTTTACTATTGATGGTACTTCCGCCGGCGGCATGATGTGGCACATTGGGGACATGGATTCATCTCAAGATTCATTTATGACTATGGGAGCCTACTCGGGTATGAACCGCCTCGACACCGCCGGTCGAGATTTTCACCTTTATGGCACGAATACACCAACCGGTTTCTATTTCGATGAAAGCCTAGGAACATTTGGTTTTGGTACGACTAGTCCTGGAAAAACGGTTACAGTTGCAGGACAAATCTCGGCGTCGGTTGAAATCTCCGCCTCTGCTTTTTATGGCGACGGCGCGAACTTGACAAATCTGCCCAGCAACTCTACAGGTTCGGGAGATCCCGGCGGAATTCAATTTTTGACAAGCACCGATGGAAGCTTTATGTCAGATGGAGCTTTATCTTTTAGCACTGGTTCTTCGGGCGCCTCGGGAACTGCATTAAGTTGTTCCAACTTGGTAGTAGGATATGGACTGAAACTCCCTTATGGAGTAAAAACTTCGAATTATAGTGTGGCGATTTCTGATAATATCATCTACATGAGCGGTTCATTCGTTAACGTTACCGCTTCACTACCAGCTGCATCTACGGTCGATGGAAGTGTATTTTATATTAAAAATATTAGCGCTCATCGTGAAGCAGAAGTACTCCCCAACGGGAGTGAATTGATTGATAATGCTGCTTTACAAACTCTCGACTCAACCGAAGGAATACGAATTCAGGCTCTAGCAGCCGGCGGCGGACTTTATACTTGGGCCATTATTGGCGTGTCAATGCCGCTTCCATAGTCTATCTAAATGTTAATAGGGATTTTAAGATATGTACACACTATTTATTTTGAATTAATGTCATTTTAGGAGCATATTAATGTCCACTCTTTTGAAAGACGCCATCGTCGACGCCCAAAGCTTGCGTGAAGCAGCTTTAAAAAGCGCAGAAACCACCGTGATTGATAAATACGCAACAGAAGTTCGCGAAACTCTAAACCAGCTTTTGGAGCAAGACGAGTTAGGAGGCTTAGACGCCCTGGGTGCACCTGCTGGAGGAGGCTTAGACGCCCTTGGCACAACCGGCGCCGAAGACCCCATGGCCACCGCTGATCCGATAGCAACTCCAGGCATAGAAGATGCCGGCAGCGGGGAGGAAGTAGCTGATAACATTCCACTCGCAGCCACCAACGGCTTGTCCGAGAACGAAGGCGAAAATTTAAACGGACTTCCCAAAACTGGTGAAGACGTAGAAGTAGACATTAACCTTGACGCGCTCCAAGAAGCCGTTCAAGAATTACAAGATGAACAAGAGTTTGAACTTAACGAACAGACCCTCAAAGCACTATTGTCCGAAGAAGCTGATGATGTTTCTGGCGAAACAGCCGGCGAAGAGAGTGCAGAAATGGAAGATGCTGACGTCAAGGCAACGGATGCATTGGAAGGCGACGACGAAGGCTCCGTTGATGAAGCTCTTGAAATCTCCGATGAATTAATTGATGACATCGTTGAGAGACTTACCGTTGACATGGGTGCCACCCTATCAGGCTGGGCCGGCCGCTCTTCAGAGAGCATGAAGTGGGAAATGGAGAAAGCACTCGCCCACCGCCGCAGTACTGATGTCGAAGAAGAATTAGAAATTCAAAAGAAGGCTCAAGAAGAGTTAGTTTTCGAAAATAAACAACTCAAAGAGTCCCTTGAACAATATAAGCAAGCAACCCAAGAGTTGCGCGAAGGATTGCATGAAGTTAATCTTTCAAACGCTCGCTTGCTTTACACGAACCGTGTGCTCAGAAATACCTCCCTCAATGAGCGACAAAAAACTAAAATTGTCGACGCTATTTCGAAAGCTGGTTCAGTAACCGAAGCTAAAACGATCTACAAGACGCTCGAAAGCACAGTGGAGTCCACACCAAACCGTGGACCACAATCACTAAGCGAAGCACTTGGTAGAAATCGTGGAACTTCTGTTATTCGTGCTTCCCGCAAGGAAAGCACTCCATCCGATCCAATTGCGGATAGGATGAAAAAACTAGCAGGTATTAAGTAAGATTAATACGAATACATATATTATAGGAGGTATTTTAAAATGGCTGGTATTATTGAACGGTTGACCGAAGGTGTTGTCAATCGCGATATGCGTGCTGAGGGGCATGCATTGTTAACTAAGTGGGAACGCACAGGACTTCTGGAAGGAATTACTGATGATCGTTCTCGCAACTCTATGGCTCGGTTGCTTGAAAACCAAGCTAAGGAGCTTCTCCGCGAAAGTTCCGCGATGAGTGCTGGAGATGTTGAGGGCTTTGCTGCCGTCGCATTCCCCATCGTCCGTCGTGTTTTTGCGGGTCTGATCGCTAACGATCTTGTTAGTGTTCAGCCGATGAGTCTTCCCTCTGGACTTATCTTCTTCCTGGACTTCACGTTCTCCCCTAACCTGGGAGNATCTCAGTCGCAATCCGACCGATTTGGTAACACTGTTAACAAGTCGATTTACGGTACCAATCAGGTTGGTGCGCAAATCACCGGCGGTGTTGACTTGGTCGACACTGATGGTGCTGACTTCGGCGGTCCTCGGACTGTCGGTGCCCGTGGTTATGCATATGCATCTCCCACTGGTTCTGTCGAAAGCTCGGCTGTGCAGCACGCAATCAAGTCTCAGTTCGACCTCAACGGTACCCAGACCGATGCACAGAACAGGCTGATCGAATACGATCCTGACTTGTTGGCGCTGTCGGGTAGTGCGTACAAGGTTACGGTGCTAGATGTGAACAAAGCGCAATACCAAAGTATTTCTGGAGTTGGCGAAGCCGACTTTGATAACTTGGGTGCATTTGCGATGAGTTCGAGTGCACTTAATACCGCACTCTCTGGTACTCTTGGCGATAGCTACACACTTGTGCGTCGTTTGAACCGCTTGGTTACCGCTGCTGAATCCGCTCAGTCGGTTGAAAGTTTGCGTTATACCATCGTGAGTCTTTCGGCTTCGGTTGGTACCATTGCGGCTAACGGTTCGTTGACCACGCAAGTTCCAATCCGCGACAACTTCGACGCTGCCGGCACAATGGGTGCCGTCATCGGTGCTGAGTTGTGGGGACTGGAAAATAACGATGATATCCCCGAGATCGACATCAAGGTCGACTCCATTGCGATCACCGCTAACACCAAGAAGCTCAAGGCTAAGTGGACCCCTGAGTTAGGACAAGATCTTAACGCATACCATAACCTTGATGCCGAGGTTGAGTTGACATCCATTCTCTCCGAGCAAGTTGCTCTTGAGATTGATCGCGAAATCCTTGCGGATCTCGTGAATGGTGCAACCGCTGGCACGTATTACTGGTCACGCTCCCCTGGTCTCTTCTTAGACCGGACGAGTGGTGCTGAAATCGGTGCTGCCGCTAAGGCTCCCGACTTCACCGGTACTGTGAGTGAGTGGTATGAGACTCTCGCCGAGACCATCAATGATGTGTCGGCACAAATCCACCGCAAGACTCTGCGGGGTGGAGCTAATTTCGTCGTCCTCGGACCAGAAATTGCTAACATCCTTGAGTTCACTGCCGGATTCCGTGCTTCCGTCACAGCAGATGATGAGAAGGGCAGCATCGGTGCTGTCAAGGTTGGTTCACTCTCCAAGAAGTTTGACGTCATTGTTGACCCATACTTCCTCCGGAACGTGATCCTCGTTGGTCGCCGTGGATCCTCTTTCCTCGAAAGCGGATATGTATACGCACCTTATGTGCCGTTACAAACCACACCCACCATCTTTGGTCCTGAAGACTTCGTGCCCCGCAAGGGCGTGATGACTCGGTACGCCAAGAAAATGGTGCGTCCCGATATGTACGGTCTCGTCATCGTACGCGGACTCAACGGTGAGTCAGGCGCTGCAAGCTAATCATAGCTGAGAACCTAAATAAAACAACTCCCCCGTTCGAAAGTTCGGGGGTTTTGTTTTATGCAGCACTACTTAATGTAGACGTCCACAAACGTTAGTCTATGCGGCCAGAAACGGTTGTCATGGGCGGCTATTAGCTAGCAAGTTCATCTTGCGTAGCCCCACATTGTTTCATTATATTAAGGAGGAAATTTTGAAATGGCTGTTTCACAAAATATCGCTAGATTGCGAGCCTTACTGGCACAAATGACCGTCTCTAAGGTCACTGTCACTGATACCCTCAGTGGCTCTACTACCAAAGCCACCGTGCTTTCGGGATCCCGACATGTCTGCACGGATGGAGATGCGGCTTCTGGAGGTGCTAACATGCACGCCAGTACCGCAGTTGCGGATCCGACCGCACTTTCTGTGGCAAATTCATTGTCGCTTTGCACCACTACGGCAGGATCAGGAGCATTCTCCCTGGCACAGGGTACCTCAGTAGGTCAGCTTAAATATGTAATTTTGAAGTCTAAGACGAGTTCAAACCTTACTGTTTCGGGCGCCTATGATGCTAGTATCTCGGGAGCAAACCCCGTCACTGCATCACTCAGCGTAGCCGGAGACGCTCTCGGTTTAGTATGGGATGGAGGAAGCTGGTGTCTTCTTACCAGTGGTTCAAGCAACCGCACCCCTTGATGATTTATTATCCTAAATCAACTCTTAAAAACCCTCGACTAGCGTTGGGGGTTTTTTATTTCAGGTAAAAAAGGACCAAAACACCGATCTGCTAAATTTTTTCGCCGGTAAATTTTTGAGATTTTCGGTTTTATAGTTTAAAAAACTAATTACGGTAGCGGGGAGTTTAATATATGCCAACCAACCTAAATCCAAGATCAGAAACCAGCGCAATTGTGCTGACGTCCACAGGGAGTGCAGACCTAGTATCCGGTTCTGTACCATTCGGAATATATACAGGTTCCGCAGACTTCCTTAGTGGTGCTGCTCTCCAAGTAGCTTATACTTATAAAAAGCTCGGTGGTGATGTAGTAGATATTGAACTCACACCGGCTAATGTATATTCCGCCTATGAAGAAGCTGTATTAGAATATTCATATATCATTAACCTTCACCAGTCCAAAAACGCACTCTCGACTTATTTAGGCGAACAAACCGGTACATTCGATCACAAGGGCGATTTAAAGAGTGGCCCCAGCAGTATTAATTTGAGATACCCTCGGTTTACCATTGGGTATTCCCAACGAGTGGGCGACGGCGCTGCAGCAGCCGCTGGCTTCGGTGGTACAGTCCCAGAATATTCCGCTTCGTTCCTTCCCAGCAATAACGTGCAAGATTACGATTTACAGGCGATTGTACAAAGTGCATCCGTGTCAGGGGTCGATGATTCAGGTAAGGCAGTCGGTTACTCCGGTAAGGTGGACAATAAAAAGATTGTGGTAACTAAGGTTTATTTCAAATCTCCGCGCGCCATGTGGCGATTTTACGGCTACTATGGCGGCTTTGGCGTGGTGGGGAACATGTCTACATACGGCCAATATGCTGATGATGCTACCTTTGAAGTAGTGCCTACGTGGCAAAACAAAATGCAGGCTGTAATGTATGAAGATTCTATTTTCACACGAATCTCACATTATTCCTATGAGATCATCAATAATAAATTGAGAATATATCCCACACCCGGTCAATGGTCGGATGGCTACAATGATCGTATGTGGATAAGGTTCTATGTTGATATTACGCCATGGGAAGAAGATGGAGAAACCAAGACTGGAATTGAAGGGATCAACAACATGAATACGATTCCATTTGATAACATCCCTTATGCCAACATTAATGCAATTGGAAAACAATGGATTAGAAAATATGCATTAGCATTAAGCAAAGAGATGTTGGGGCAGATTCGCGGTAAGTTCACTACGATGCCCATTCCAGGAGACACTGTAACATTAAACTTTAGTGAACTACTCTCACAGGCAAAAGAAGAACAGCAGACCTTAAAAGATAAGTTGATGGAGATGTTGAAAGATATGGAATACCCGGCTCTGGCTAAATCTGATCAAGAGATTACTGATGCTGCTACCACCATAATGAAGATTAGCCCGCTTCCGATTTTTGTAGGATAACTGAATAATGGCAGATAATGAATGGGACAGAAATAAAAATCCACCACCTCCATTGTTTTTTGGAGAAAAAGAGCGTAATCTTGTCAAACAGGTTAATGATGAATTAATTGAAAAGGTTATTGGCCAGCAAATTCTTTATTACCCCATCGACTTACGTACTACTCAATTTCACGAGTTATACGGAGAAGCAGTTCAAAAAACTTATTTGCCTCCTATCCGCGTTTATGCGCTTATAGAATGGCGCACCGACAAAACAGATTACATGAATGGATTTGGTATTGACCGATTATGGGAAATTAGTGTTCACTTTCATAAGCGCCGTTTAACTGAAGATCAAGATTTGTTTGTTCGAGAAGGAGACTTTGTATTATATGGCGATCATTATTATGAAATCGTAAACCTTTCGGAACCTAAAGTATTATTTGGACAAGCAGGAAAAGAATTCGAAATAGAGGCTACATGCCGACGTGCAAGAAAGGGGGTTTTTGATGCTACCTGATGATTTTGATTTTGCAATGCTTCCCACCGGAAGCGTAAATAGAGATTTCACACTTCAAGAAGTGGGAATGCTCGCTTCTACTATTGAGAATATTGATTACTCTCTTGTATCGTGGCTCAAAGAAGATTTGAAGCTTAAAGCAACCACGAACGAAGGCTTTACAGACGTGCCTGTCTTATGGCAAGTTCCTGAGCGCTCCTATCAAGTAAAACATGAGAAATCACTAAGAGACAGTAGCGACTCCTTAAAGTTGCCCTTAATCAGTGTTGAGAGAACAGGGATTGTAAAGGATCCTCAACGCAAAGGATCCTTTCAAGCTCATTATTATTCTGACAAGAAGAATCAAAGGTCGGGGCGCGTCGTTATAGCTAAACGCATTGTTCAAGATAAAACGAGAAACTTTGCGGTAGCGTCCGGTACTCGTACCAACACCGGCGCCACACGCCAGCGCAATTACCCTCGTGTCAATAAGAAAGTGGTGATTCAGTTTCTATCGGTTCCCATTCCGGTATATATCAATGCCGAGTACAAAATCACAATTCGAACAGAGTATCAGCAGCAGATGAACACCCTGTTGACGCCATTCCTAGGTCGCACAGGACAAATTAATGCCTTTGTAGTTAAAAGAAACGGCCATTTATATGAAGGGTTTATTGAACAAAACTTTGCTCATAATAACAATGTAGCCAATTTAGGAGACGAAGAGCGGACTTTTCAAACTGAAATAAAGATTCGAATGTTGGGATATCTCATGGGCGATGGGCATAGTGACGATAGACCCATAATCACCATGGAAGAAAACGTTGTAGAAGTGACGTTTCCTAGCGAAGGACCAGTCCCAGCGGGCAATACTAATCTATTTGGGAAGACTTCCTGAACTAAACCCTGATTTTTCTTCATAGTTCAGGAGCTTTTCGAGATTAGCAATACTATTTAATTAATGATTACAGTAGCGTATTTTTCGCGATATTGTCTTAAAAGGAACCACAAATATGTCAGTAAAAAACTTTAAATTTGTCTCCCCTGGTGTTTTTATCAATGAAATCGATAATTCTTTCATTCCTAAGACTCCGGAGGCTATTGGACCAGTTGTTATCGGTCGCGCCGCACGCGGACCTTCAATGCAGCCGACCAAGGTTACTTCTTATTCAGAATTTGTAGAAGTATTCGGAGATACAGTCCCAGGAGGCGCCGGCGGAGATGTTTGGCGTGATGGCAATGGCCAATCTCCAATGTACGGCACGTTCGCCGCAAAAGCTTACTTACGTTCAAATGTGGCNCCCCTGACATATGTGCGCCTCNTAGGAGAGCAAAACGCTAATCAAACCGGCACCACGGCTGCACAAGCCGGCTGGAAGACCGCTCAAAACCCTGGCACCACTTACGCTGCCAACGGCGGTGCTTATGGTTTATGGGTTTGGCCTTCGTCCTCTAGCGGAGCAGAACTAGGAGGTGATCTTGACCAAATGGGAGTCTTGGCTGCCATTTGGTATGTAGATGCCAACTGCACAGTCGCCTTAAGTGGAACTCTGTTCGGCACAGCTGTGGGCACCACCGGCTCTATTGGCGCTGTAATCGGCAATGATACCAGCAATGCTAACTCTTTTACCGTTGAAATTCGCAATAGCGATTTAGCTAGCGAAAAGATTCGATTCAATCTTGATGATAGCTCGGACCTCTTTGTTCGCAAGCGTTTCAGCACCAATCCTCAACTGGTCTCTACTGCAGGCACATTCTTCCCAGCCAAAGCTAAGAAGAATTATTGGTTAGGAGAGACTTTCGAACAAGCCCTTCGGGTAGGTACGCAACCAAATGGTACTTTTACCGGTGTTAGCGGTAGTGGTGACTTAACAAGCGCCGCTCTGCACGGTGTAATGCTTCCGATTGCTTTATACGGAACTGCCACGACTGGCCCTCAAAATCTGAAAGGAATCGGCGCCTCCTCTGCAAGAGGTAAGGCCGGCTGGTTCATTGCTCAAGATTTGGGAACATCCGCAGCTTTCGAACCTACCGATATGCAACAGCTTTTCCGCTTGAAAGATCGCGGACATGGCGAATGGCTGCAAAAGAACGTTAAAATTTCTATTCAGAATATTAGAAAATCCACAAACAGTGTGAACGACTACGGCACATTCAGTGTTGTTCTGCGGTCCTTAATGGATACGGACAGCAATGTTCAAGTTATGGAGCGTTTCGATAACTGTACGCTTGATCCCACGTCGCCTAATTTCATCGCACGCAAGATCGGAGACAAATATCACTCATGGGACACCACTAGCCGACGTCTTAAGACATATGGCGAATATCCCAACCAGTCTAAGTTTGTGTATGTCGAGATGAATACTGAAGTAGAAGCCGGCGCAACTGATGCCGAACTGCTTCCATGGGGATATTATGGTCCTCCTCGCTTCAAGTCAGTGCTATCCACATTCGCACCATCTGGAAGTGAATTTAGTGGTCGCATGGTACTGAGTTCCACAAGTGTGTTGAGTGGATCCACCGTGTTTAAAACAGGGCGCGCGGGGGCTGCAGAAGGTGGCGAATTAACTGGAAGTTTCTCCTTCCCAGTCGGACTCCTACGTCTCTCGGCTTCCGATGGCGGACTTGCTGATTCTGCAAATGAAGCATATTGGGGATTCCAATCGACTCGAAGCGAAACCAGCACACGCCCAGATCGTAGTGCAGCTTCCATGAACCGTTTCTGGACTGCTACCTCAGTAGACGATCCAGTTAACAGCAGCGCTGTTGCCGGCATCGAATCCTTTTCATATGTCTTTACGTTNGATAATGTGAAGGCCACNGGTGATGGCGGCTATATGTATCAGTCAGGCTCGCGCCTTGCTGGCGCAAGCGTCACGAGCGCTTCTTACGGCGATTTGCTTAACTTGGGATATTCCCAGTTTACGGCGCCTGTTTGGGGCGGTGTCGACGGATGGGATATCACAAAGCCCGATCCTCTGTACAACACAGGCATGACGGATATTAGCAGTGTCAATGATCGCAATAGTTATGCATATAACACATACAAGCGTGCAATCGACACAGTTGCAGATCCAGAATCGTTGGACATGAACTTGTTGACGGCCCCTGGCTTGACTGTAGATGGCCTCACCGGACACATGATTGATATCTGCGGAGACCGTGCTGATGCGATGGCCCTCATTGATTTGCAAAATGTATATTTGCCAGCAGCCGAAGGACAGTATTCTTCTCGCTCTACTAAGGCATCTCGCGTTGCTACCACTCCCAAAGCCGCTGCTACAGCACTGCGTAATCGTAGAATCGATTCGAGCTATGGCGCCACGTTCTATCCTTGGGTTCAAACTCGGGATGCAAACACCGGCGTTTCAGTGTGGGCGCCCCCCACGGTTGCAATGCTCGGCGTTCTCGGTTCATCCGAGGCTAGCTCTGAACTGTGGTTTGCGCCTGCCGGATTTAATCGCGGTGGCTTAAGCGACGGTGCAGCCGGCATTCCAATTACGGGTGTCACGGAGAAGTTAACCTCGAAAGAGCGCGACACTCTTTATGATGCACGAATTAATCCAATTGCCTCCTTCCCCTCTAGTGGAATCGTGGTCTTTGGACAAAAGACACTTCAAGAGCGTCAATCGGCACTTGATCGAATCAATGTGCGTCGATTGGTGATTTACTTGAAGAAGCAAATTTCTATCATGTCAACCCAAATTCTCTTTGAGCAAAATGTTCAAGCAACATGGACACGCTTTAAGGGACTCATCGAGCCGTTCCTGGCTAACGTGGTGACACGATTNGGTATCACAGAATATAGGTTGGTCCTTGACGAATCTACCACCACACCTGATTTGGTGGACCAGAATATTCTGTACGCCAAAATTATGGTGAAGCCCGCGCGGTCCATTGAATACATTGCAATTGACTTCGTGATCGCTTCCACAGGAGCATCATTTGATGATTAAAATAAGTAGGAATTTTATTCCCGCTCACTATTTAACTTTGAAACCTCACAGGAGTAACTAAACCATGCCATTCTGGTCACAAAACCACACCGATAACCCTCAATTTAACGACCCTAAAAGAAAATTTAGATTTGTCGTTCGAATCGACGGCCTACAAGAAAATACCTTGTGGTACGCGAAAACGGCTAACAAGCCCTCTTTTCAAATTGCCGCACAAGAGCACAAATACCTAAACCATACTTTTTATTATCCTGGGTCGGTGACATGGCAAGAAGTAACAATTACATTGGTGGATCCAGTAGAGCCAGATGCTGCAGCAAGCTTTAATGATATTATTCAAGCTGGCGGGTATCACCCCCCTGCAAACCCTGCAGACTTGACCACAATGACTAAGGCCAGCGCCGCATCCGCACTAGGACAAGTAACGGTTGCACAGATTGACCACGAGGGCAACCCCTTAGAGACATGGACCTTGTGGAACGCTTTTATCACCGAGCTTACGTTTGGTGATTTAGAGTACGGCTCCGATGAGCTTACCGAGGTTACAATGAAGCTGCGCTACGATTGGGCTCAATTATCGACAGCTAGTCCTAGCGGCCGCGATGGCGCCAGCGCGAGTAGAACTGAATTCTACAACATTGGTAACCCCGAAACATCCTAAGATTTAAACAAGAGGTGAATATTGTCACGCAATAAAGACAGGCTGGGCACAGGCACACCACCTACAGATAACAGCCCCCCGCCCCAGCTATTACAACAAGAAACTCAGGGATTCTCATTTGTTGTCCCTACCGAGTTTGTAGAACTGCCCTCGGGCGGTCGATACTATCCTGAAGGACATCCCCTTCATGGTGCGGAGAGTATTGAAATTAAACAAATGACCGCAAAAGAAGAGGATATATTAACCTCTCGCACTCTTTTGAAAAAGGGTATTGCAATAGATCGAGTAATGCAGAGCTTAATTATGGATAATCGCGTCAATGCGGATGATATCCTTGTAGGCGACAGGAATGCAATTTTGAT